TCGGTAAGCATAGGTAGTTCGGAGCTGTTCCAGACCTCCCTACCTATGCTTACCGACCCAAACAAAATAGCATTTTGGTAATACAAAAATAGCCCACTCCGCTATTTGCGAAGTGGGCTATCGTATTTGTTAAATGTAGCGCACTACATCTTTATACAATGACGCACCAACGAACGGGTCAGTAGTCATGTTAAGCAGTTTTATCGTGTTGTTGATTTCCTCTGCTTGATGATTTGGTAGTGTTCCTTCAGGGCTATCTGCTCTTTCAGGTTCTTTAGGCAAGGCTGAGGTTTCTTTGTAGGTGTATCGGATTTCTACTTGATTTCTCCAAGTAGATACATTTACATCCTCAAAGTCCAACTTGCCAGACTTGGCTAGAGAAGCCAACTTTTCTGCCCAAGCCTTTTTATCAGCCTCATACTTGGCGTTGTTTTTTTCCTGAATAGCGTTAGCCTTTTCGCCCAACGCTAATCTATCTTGTAGAGCCTTGATAAGCATAGCCTTATCTACTTTTACTCTAGCGGTCATTAGTTGCCACCTTCCGTAATAGGTGTATCAGCATTTTGTTCCAATCCCTCAACGACCTTTGGGTGTAGTTCCTTACGCATAGTTCCCATCGCTGAGTTTGTCCAGCCAGCCTCAATAACTCTGTATAGCAATTTTGCTAAACTGTATTGAGAGTTGGTTTGTAGTGCGAAAGCCAACGCTTCCTTAGCACTTTCCTCTGCGCCAAGTTCATAATAGAAAGCAGATAGGCACGCATAGAACGGCACTTTATCCATTTCATTATCAACTTGGTTGATTACATTTACGGCTACTGAGGTCATAACCTCTAGGTTGTCGCACTTGGCTAGACCTAAGAAGTAATCTCGGTGCTGTAAGTTAGTAGTCATAGCGACTACGGCATTAGCAACCGCTTCCTGCGGATACTCTTGCTTATCTAACTCAGCAGATACTAGAGTGTCTATTGCTTCCACTCCATCTCTCCAAGTTAGTTGGGTTGTTGTATTCATCTCTCACCTTCCCATTAGCAGACCATCTGCTAATAAGAGAACTCTCTCATGCTCATTGGTGTAAAGCAGACTTGTTATCTAATCGTTATAAATGTTTGGGTTGGCTACTATGGCTATGGCTGGCGTGTTCACTAGCGTTCACAGCCATAGCCATAGTAGCCAACCCAAACAAAAAGCCCCCCAAGCTTTTTAGGCTTGAGGGGCTTTGTGTTATGCCGAGACTGCTTCTCGCACTACTGAGAGGATGCGAGCCTTCTCCGCATTTACAACTGGGTCAAACCCACTTGCTCCTGCGATTAATGACTCATTGCTTCCACGCTTTGCACGATAGTAATCAAGGCGCTCGGTGAGAGCGTTGAGCGCTCCCCATGCTGTGCCTTTGATGTTGGCATTAGTTGGAGATTGCAGATATAGGTCCTGGATTAGACCAATCTTGTTATCGTAGCGAGTGATAGCAACCTTGTTGGCTGTATCTTCAGGCTTTGGATAAAGAGTCTCAACAATCTTGCTGAATTGAACGTTAGTTATTGTTGATTCGAATAACTCACGAGCCATGGTCTCGAATGAATCCATGTGTGCGAATGTCAAACCGAGAGCCTCTCGGGCTGCAGCGATACGACCGTCGACTGTGCTTGTGTGACGAATCTTGAATGATTGCTTAGAACCATTCAATGCCATGTTAAGAGTGTTTTGGCAAACAACTCTAACTGGTGTGATGTTCGCTTGAACTGCTGTTGAGCCGTCATGCGAAGTGTGAACGAGTAGATAAGTTGTTGTCTTATCGTTAGCGCCCTGCTCATCTAAGATGAACTCTCTAGGCACTACCAATGAGCCGAACACGACTCTACCATTCTTGATTGAGCCAGCGGATTCCCATGAGGCACCGCCGTCTAGTATGCCGTCACCGAATGCGAATAACTCCTCATTCTGCACGACTTTGTATCGGTCACCGACCACTGATAGAACATCAGTGCCCTGTCCGAATGGATTAGTCCGAGTCACCATATATGACTCAGAAACGAAGTTGTAATCGTCTTTCTCGATTAACTCAAGATTGACATTCCAATCGTTTAACTTAGCAGACTTGAGCATAACCTCAGTGGTTACATTCTCATCTTTGTCGAATAGAGCGTTAGCAAGGCCATGCCATGCGGGCTCTCCTCTAAGTGCGAACGCAACTGTGCCGTCCTCACCTATCTCTAACTCATGTGCCATGTATCTCTCACCTTCTATTAGCACAAACACCAGCGACTTGCTGATAGGTAGAACATTAGACCATCTCTCCTAGTAAAGCAGACTTGTTATGCAATCGTTATAAAGCCCCCAACCCAAACATTCAGCCAATCAGCCGCAGAAGCAATAGCGATAGGCGGCTGATTGGCTGAATGTTTGGGTTGGCCGCCCTCTCTGCGAGGATTGGAAACTCAAGCAGAGAGTGCGACCAACATCTGTTTAGAACGGAGGCTTGCTGTTCTGTGCCTCGTTCCAATCTTGGTAAGTATCCATGTCATCAAGAGGTGGCTCAAGCTGACTTGTATACCAATCATTTATATCTTGTTCACCTGCGCCGTAGCCTTCAATAAATCCTTCTCGTCGTCCAATTCGATAGAAGGTGAAGCCTACTATGCAAGCAAGGATTATGTCTATCATCAGATTAAATCCATTGTAAAACATCATTGCATTACTCCAATCTAGTAGAGAAGGGGGCGAGTATTTCCCGCCCCCCACTTTGTTACTGTTGTATTAAGCGCTCGTATTCCTCGTGCGCTTGGCGTAGGTTTGCTAGACGACCTTCGTCTAGTGTAGTTACTGCGCTATCCAACTTCTCGGATAGTTCTTTGGCTTGTTTAAAGTTAAGCCACATTGCTATTCCACAGATTTCAACGATTACCTCGTTGTCTGTTTCACGGGGACGAACCGAGATGTCTATTGACTCCTCGGCTTTGCAAGCCCACAGAGTTATATCTGTGTAGTCGGCTCTTGCCATTTACTTCTCCAATCGTTCTAGTAGTTAGGTGAGCCTTTTTAACTCATGCTCAGGAGTGACGGACTACTTACATTGTTCTAGCAAGTAGTTATTAACTATCTGCCAATCTGTTTCAGTTACAGGTTCGACCTTGTTAAACTTTAACTCGGTGATTGTAACCTTCACGACATCTCTTACAAGAGCCATGTTCTTACCTCCAATCTAATCTAGTGGGTAAGTGAGCCTTTTTACCTCATGCTCAGGAGTAATGCTATTAAGTTGTTAGTAGACCGAGATGTGGTCCATGTCTGCAGACTCTGACTCAATGCACATGTCATTGTCGTCAGACTCGAAGCCTTCAGGGTAACGAAGGTTTTCCGAGATTTCGTCCTCTGTCCAGCCAAGGGGAACTGTAACAGTGAGCGAATAAGTAACCTTCACCTCAACCTCAACCGACTTGGTTAGGTCAATGCTGAAGATTTCAGCGATAGGCTCGGCATGTTCGCCGAGGTCGTCGAAGTTCTCGACGATGTATTCACGAAGTTGTGCCACCATGACACGATACTGCGTGATTTGCTCTGAGAAGCGAGAGGCTCTTGCGGTTACCTCTCCTAACTCTGAGCAGGTGTTGGACTCTGTGTCCATAAGCCACCTTCCCAATCTATCGGGTGTCTGTCCCGATAAGAGAACAATGCCATAGGCGAGAGGCTAAAGCAGACTTGTTACCAAATCGTTATAATCGCTGTCCTCTCGAACATCTGTTCGACCCCCCCACCATTAACGACACGCCCGACCTCGTGGGCCGCCAGGGCAAATATATAGGTGACATGTGAAAAGCTAGGCAGTAGCCTAAGTGATACTCTTCCGCGGTGGACAATAAAAGAATTATGCGTAAGTACTCGAAAGGTTATCTTGCGTTTACTCAAGGCAAGTTTGATGAGTGGGCAGTTTATGTTAAGTATCCGAACTTTCCAGAATGGCCTACAGACAAGTGGTACTTTATAAAATTACGGGTGTATCAGCAATATGTAGGAAAAGCGGCTTACGAAGATTTTTGCGGGTTATACGATAAAACTACTGCAGATGTAAGTGATGAAGTATTTGATTGGATTGAAGAGATTTCTAAGAAGTACCCTAATCCTGAAGAGACAGCTGTGGTATTTGGTATCTACTACATGACTATGATTGCTGAAGAGAACAAAGAGTTTGCGGTGCTGAAGAAACGCATTAAACGGCTTGGAGTACATCAAGTGCTGGTAGAGGGCCTAAAGCCAGAGTTGGCTGCTAACTTCTCTAAAGGACGCCCTGCCTGGGAGCTTGTACACGAATGTCACGACAGAGGGTTCTAATACCTGATTAATTCTCTTGCATGCCCTACTATTGCCCAATGTTTACACAATGGTTATTAGCACAACGTGAAATGAGCGGGGAGGTCGGCCTAGCTGGAAAGCTTGCCTGGGCGGAGATAAACAACGGCATGGTAGCTCGTAAGGACCATCCACTATTCTTCTGGAAAGAGCACTTTGAGCATAGAGGCAGGCCTGATTTGTTCAGGTTATTTCTTGTTGCCTATTTAGAGTTTAAAGAAACATCTTCTAAGGCATAATTCTTATATGAACCCTAATGACTCTCAGTGGAACGTAGTTCAGCTATCAGAGAAGCGCTTTAGTAAAGCCAATGCCGCTTCATCTCAGTTTGGACCCATTCGTAAAGGTATCGTGAAACCTAAGTCATCTAAACAGGGGGATAGCGATTCATTACGCCAACACGAAGATGAAGCTATCGCACTAGGCAACAGCTGGCGTGATGCGGATAAGTAATGTCCGCAAAGTTTAAGCGAGCCTCTAAATTTAATCCCATCCAAATAAAGGATGGACACATCGTACGCCTTCGTAAAGATGGACGCATCGCAGCAGTTCTAGATACATGGCCTCCTTCTAACAATAAGAAAAAAGACAAGTGAAGGAATCCGTAGGTGTAGTTACTGCATATTTGCCTCGGTCAAGCGAATTTGCAAAAGGTCAACAGTTTAGAAGAATAAGCGACCGTATATTTGGGGGACCACGAGGTACTGTTCAACGGTATTCTTCTTCTATGGCAGCAAGAGATGTTGTTTCTAAATCAATTGAGAGACAAAAATGACAGAACGTAATACGGATGTTGATTGGAAACTTCAAAATGAGCTGCATAAACAGTGGCTTAAAGATAATCCAGATGCTCAATATGCTGGATGGACTTCAATATGAGTGAGAGTGGATACGCCGACACTTGGTTAGAAGACGAGTATGATTATGGAATTATGACTTACGTAAGGAGCAGCAACTAATGGGACGTAACAACGCAGACTTTAGTGCAGGAAATAAGTTAGACCCTCGTGTTTTTATAGATGGTAAGCACGTTGGTTTTCAAGACCAAGACGGAAACTTTATGAATTGGGACCAAGATACAGCGGCTCAAAAGCATTACGCTGCACAAGGTTACAACAAAGGTACTGCTGGCGACATGCTTAAAAAGTCTAAAGCTCGTATTGCTGAGTCAACTGCAGCTGGAAGCGGTTCTAATCAAAACGCACGAAAAGCCAGTAAAGAAAGAACAGCTGCAAGAGAAGAAGCGCGTCGTCAAGAACGCGGTGAATAATGGCCGAGGCAAAAAAGTTTGGACCTTACAAAGGTTCTAAGAAAAACGGTGGACGCCCTATATACGTCTACAAGAAAAAAGTAAATGGCAAGTGGGTAACAACTTCTAAGGATAAGGCCCGTGCTGATTACGAGTCTAAGAATGGCAAGCTACCTAAGGGGACCGATGTTGACCACAAAGACAATAACAAAAATAACGATTCTCCTAGCAACCTTCGCGCTATTTCTAAAAGTAAGAACGTGGCGAAAGAAAACAAGCGTCGAGCAGGCAAAAAAGAGAATGAAAAATAATGCCTAGAAATAATGGGGACCTATCTCAAGGTCAAGAAGACGGTTCTGAAAAGAAAGCTCGTAAACCCCACCCAGGTATATCATTTCCGTTGCCTTCTACAGTTAAGTCTAAAAATAAAATTCCTGACTCTTTCTCTTTAAAACAAGAGAATCCTTGGGTTGAGGGTGGGCCACTAGCTGATACTGCAGAAAAGCCTAGAAGCAAAGCTGGCGATGATGATGATATGTTCCGTTTTGGAGCTGCTGGAAGGAGAAGAAAACTTTGAGAAACAATAAAGATTTTCAAGAAGCAAAAGATACTAGGTCTGAGATTGAGATTCGTAGAGCTTTCTTACAAGGGGACGCTACAGCCTCTCCTACTCTGTCTGACGGAACCCGAATGACTAAAGAGTCCCATCCAAACATGTTCGGCTCCTCTAAGAAGGGAAGCAAGTAATGATTCCAAAGAAACCACAGATTAAAACTACGATAAACGTTAGTAAAGAGGGAATTCATAAAATGGATTCCGAAGGCGTATCTAAGGTAAACGAAAATACAGGAGAAGGTTTATTTGTGCCTTTTACTATGACTAGTAAAAAGACAGGTATTTCTTTCTCCGGTTCAGCTTTAGGTAAAGCACACCTTGATGACATGAAGAAACGCCACGGCGAAGGTTGGGACTTTACCTAATCATGGGCTGGGCAGAAGGAACATGTTCTGAAGAGCCTACATGGTCTTTAGATGATGCGGTTGATAACGTAGATAACGGAGTAATGAAAAATGGCAAAGTCAGAAGCCTGGACACGCAAAGAAGGTAAGAACGCTAAAGGCGGTCTTAACGAAAAGGGTCGTAAGTCTTATGAAAAAGCAAACCCTGGAAGTAATTTAAAACCCCCTGTTAAGAAGGAACAAGCTAAGAAGTCTCCTAAGTCTGCCGCTCGTCGTAAATCTTTCTGTTCCCGTATGGAGGGCATGAAGAAAAAAAATACGTCTAGCAAGACTGCTAAAGACCCAAATAGTAGAATTAACAAGTCCCTTCGCGCATGGGATTGTTAAACCCACTCTAGAGAAAAAGGTAATTTAATGGCAACAGATACATCAGGTCGACAAGCCGTTGACTTTGTATGGGGCAACATCCCTATGCAACCAAACGAAGACCGCGCTGGAGCAGTATCACCAGCTAATTTTTCAGCAAACTCATCAGGCGATAATTTTTGGGGAGCTACTACTAGAGTAGCCTCAGACCGTCTAAACCCAGCTCTTTCATTTCACGATATGGTAGAAGCTAAGTACGCAGGATTTCCAGAATTTACTGGAAACAACGACGGAGCTTATATCTCAGGCGTTGCATACATCGTAGTACCTTCAGTAATCGGTGACACAACAGCCGTAGCTCTTGATAAGCTCAAGGATGCTGGTTACGAAACAGCTAGCATCACAACTGCAACAGCAGCAACAAACGCAGCTATTTCAATCACAGCAGCAGCTCGCACAGCAGGTTCAACAACTGCAACTCTTACAGCAACCGGAGCAGGCGCAGCCTTCCCAGTTGGTACAAAGATTACAGTTGCATCTCTTACTGACACTGGTGCTCCACTTAACGGAACATACACAGTTACAGCTAATGCAACTAACACAGTTTCATTCGTATCTTCTGCTTCAACCGTACTTGCCCTCACAGGCTTGTCTGCTGGAACAGTCGTGGGCGTTGCTGGAACAATCAAGTCTCAGTCAACAGCTGCAAATGCATCTTCAGTGGCTACAACCGCAACAATCACAGTTACACCATACGCAACCGCTTCATAAAACCAAAATACACTTTTAGTGTAGTATTAGAAGCGGCAGGCCAAAAGCCTGCCGCTTCTCTATTTTAGGAGACAATGTGATTACAGCAGAAAAGATGCAAGAAGTATTAACATTTAAAGATGAACCGTTAACTGCTAATGACCGCTGCGATAGTTGCAGTGCTGCAGCTAAAGTAAGAGTTCACATGAAAACATCTAACTTAGAATTAATATTTTGCGGACATCACATGAAAGAAAAACAAGAAGCTTTAAGTTCTGTTGCGTACTTTAACCCTGATTGGGATACTGCGTTACAGTAACATCAGAGGTAAATGTTAATACTGCGCATATTCGCAGCAACAGTCCTCACATTATTCCTATTTTTGCTTGGTCAATCAACCGCGAGCGCAACTGACCCTACCCCAGAACAGGTAGCAGTTAGTCCTGCTTCCACAGAGTCTTCGACCGCAACTGCTCCAACTCCATCTCCAAGTCCAGAACCCTCTTCTGCAACTTCGGACCCTCAAACTTCCAATACGAGTTCTGATGTTGTGGCAAGTCCTGCCCCGTCGTCTTCACCGTCTTCTGAGCCAACGCCTTCTCCAACACCAACACCAACACCAACACCAACACCAACACCAACACCAATCCCAGAACCAACAAGCACACCGCCGCAAACAAATCCATCAATAACCTCCGTTCAAGAAAAAATTGAGGAAGCAACTGTAACATTGACAACGGCTGTGAGCGCAGCAAGTCCAGCACAAGTTTCAGCAGCCACAGAGCCAGTAGCAACAGCTCAAACAGCTATTGCGGCAGCAGAGTCAGCAACAGCAGTAGCAGTAACCGCAGTAGCAGCAGTTGAGTCACAAACAGCAGTAGTAGCCGTAGTAACGCAGGACGTTACTACTGCAACCGCAGTTGTTGCTACAGCCACAGCAGCAGTAGAGTCTCAAACAGCAGTAGTAGCAGTTGCAACCACCAACTTAACTAATGCTCAAACTACATTGACCGCTCTTCAGAATACCCCTTCAGATAGCAAAACTTATACAACCGAAGGCTATGTAGCCCCTGTTGCTCCTGAAACTCCAACAGTTACTACAACCACACTCCCAACTATGTATGACGGCTTTACAAAAATTAATACGCCTTTTGACATAAAAATGGGTAACACGGTGTATGAAGGTCAAGGAACAAACAGCCAAATTTACGTAACCTCAAAAGCAACGATTACCTTTGGCAATGGCGACTATAACTGGTGGGATTTTCCAGCAGGAGCACATATCTCAGTCTTTGGCAGCGACTTTATGAACGATAACGCAAATGGCTCTTCAACTGTTGTGAAAACTACCGAAACTACTTTAGAAGTCGATTGGAATTTGCACAAATTTGCACAACCAAATAGCCCTATTACAAATGTAAATTGGAAAATGACAGTCAATCCAACAACAGGGGAATGGACTGGTGTTGGAACCGTTTCGGGAAACACAACACAACTGCATAACGGACCACGTATCGGTGTTCGTGAAGCAGCAGGTCAAGCAGTACAACAAATGACTAATGTAACTAACGAAACTTTAACTGCTCAAATTACTGAGCAAACAGCTGTTGTAGCTGATAAGACAGAGGTTAAGGCAGAAGCCGTTGCAACACTCACAACTCTTACAGCAGAGAAAACAACAGCAGAGACAACGCTTGCAACAGCTCAGACCACACTAACAACAGAGACTCAAACATTAACTACCCTACAATCAACAGCTACAACAGCAATTACTACTGCCAATACTTTAGCTGATACCGCTACATCTACAGTTGCTACTGCAGTCACAGCTCTTCAAACTCCAACTCCTCAGCCAACTCCAACACCCGAGCCAACTCCCGCACCGCAGCCAGAGCCAACACCAGCCCCACAACCAGAGCCAGCACCACAACCCGAACCTTCACCAGAACCTCCTACAGTTCCACCAGTGGACCCTGCCCCCACAAATCCTGACCCGGTTCCAACACCTCAACCCGAGCCTCAACCTGAACCAGTCTCTCCTGAGCCTGTTGACCCTGTAAATCCCAATCCAGAGCCACCCGTTGAGATTGAGCCCACTCCTGAACCTGAGCCGCAGCCAACCCCAGAACCTGAGCCTGTTCCTGAGCCAGAGATTGAACCCGTTCCTGAGCCAACTCCAGAGCCTGAACCAACTCCTGAACCCGAATCACCTACTGACCCTGAAACTGATACAGAAGAGCCATCAGAACCCACAGAAGAGCAATCACCAGAGGAAGCGCCCGAAGAGTCACCCGTAGAAAACGAGGAGAGTCCTTCGGAAGACGAAACACCCGTGGAAGAAGAATCACAACCAGAGTTACCAGAAACAGAGCCAGAAAATCCGTTAGAAGAATCATCCCCAGAGACTATCACAGAATCTGAAGAAGTTACGTCTGCGGTAGAGGATGTGCTATCTGATGGGAAACTTTCTGCTGCTGATGCTGATGCTGTTATGGATGCCTTAAACGCAGACGGAGAAGTAACTGCTGAAGAGGTATCGGCTTTGTCTGATGCGTTATCTGCTGACGGAAAACTGACTACCGCTGAAAAAGAATTGATAGCGGAAGCTCTTATTGAATCAGTTGCCTCTGGAGAAACTCTTACCTCAGAGCAAATTCAAGAGGCTGGTATTGAGTATAAAGACTTACCGGCAGAGACACCTGTTGAGGTTAGGCAGGATGAGAACGGAAACGAAGTTATAATTACAGCAGACGTAGCCGCGGCTCTAGTTCTTCTAGAGAACCCATCCGAATTAATTGGCGCAATATTTAGCGACCCAGGTGAGGCACTACAAGCACTCGGAAGTATCGGTGCAGATATGTCCCCTGAAGAACGTGAAGAAGCAACTGAAATGGTAGTTGCTGCCGTTGTGGCTGCAGGTGCTGCTATGAATGCAGTTAGTGCAGCAGCAGGTGCTACTGGAGGTTCAACCTCTGGAGGCTCAAGTGGTGGAGGAAATTCTGGGGGAGGAGCTCCTTCCGGAGATAGTAAGGGAGTTAGGAGACGTAAACCATGAAGATAGTTAAAGACATGATTGACCAGCTATGGACTCTATTAGGAATGTTTATTGCCTGGGTAGTTCTAGATGGCTCAGCTAAGACCGTTGTGGGATACGCAATTGTGGGAACATTAGTTGCTTGGGCGGTGACCTACCCGCTTAGAAATCCGAAGGACGAAGAATGATTAAAAGACTTATATTATCTGCCCTACTTGTTTTTTCTTTGACAGGTTGCGGGTATGACGGGCATTTTAGATACCCATGCCAAGACCCCACAAATTGGGAAAAAGCAGAGTGTAAGCCTCCAGTTTGCACCGCTACGCAGACTTGTCCTGTAGACTTAGTTAAAACATCAGACGGAACTACCGCTACTGTAGAACCAGAGGGAACACCAAATGAGTAAAGAACGATTATCACCACAAGACTTAGATGCTCGCTTAAAGTTTATTCTAGGAATCACACTAGGAACAATTCTGCTATGTACATCACTAGGCATTCTTTATGGCCTTTTATTTGTGACACAGCCAATTGGAGCACAGTCAGAGAATGACAAAATGTTCTTTAACGTTCTTGGAAGCATCGCTACATTTATTACAGGAACCCTTGCAGGTATCCTAATTGGTTCATCTGGTGCTAAAGATATTATGAAAGCACAACTAGATAACAAAGAGATGGACGCTAAAAACACACAAGCCGATAAGAAGCTTGAAGCAGAGATTGATGCTACAGCAGCACGTCTTGCAGCAAAGCCAGACGGCGCTATGCCAGAAGAACAACCAGTAGATACTGACTGGGATAAATAATTGAATTGGATACAGGCATTAATTATTTTTGGTCCTGTATTAATTGTATTAATTGCATTTTGGAAGGATATTAAATAATGGCAGACCAAGGAACAGCAGCCCGTCTTATTGAAGTTGCAAAAGCAGAAATTGGGACTATTGAAGGCCCAAAAGATAATGAAACAAAGTACGGCGCTTACACAAAAGCTAACTTCCAACCATGGTGCGGAAGTTTTGTAAATTGGTGTGGAAAAGAAAGTGGCGTAAAAATTCCTAACACTGTCTACACTCCAAGTGGGGCACAGGCTTTTAAGAAAGCTGGCTCATGGATTGACGGAGATGTTGCAGACCCAGAACCAGGAGATATCGCCTATTTTGATTTCCCCTCAGATGGCGTCGATAGAATTTCTCACGTAGGTATTGTTATCAAAGACAATGAAGATGGCACTGTTTGGTGTATTGAGGGAAACACATCTTCAAAGAAATCTGGAAGCCAAAGAAATGGCGGAGAAGTTTGCAAACAACTTCGTGCTTTTAAGAAAAACAAGGCTGGAGTTATGATTTCAATCGTAGGATTTGGGCGCCCTAAATTCAAAGCAGCTGGAGCATCAACAAACTCTAGCTCTACTGAGGATAAATGCCCTACTTGTGGCAAATAATTAAATAAAATGAGTACATACGAGGTCAAACTAGAGAAAGTGGCTTAAACTTCTATTATGGCTACTTTTCCTATAACTAACCCTTCCGCTGAATCAGAAGGACGTGCAGCCTCTGGCTTTGGTAAAAAAGCTGGACGCAACTCCTCAATGGGACAGATTGCTGCAGCAGTGTTTTTAGGACGAGGAACTCCTGGTGGTAGAGGAGCTAATAGTTCGTCTAGAAGTTCTTCCAGAACATCTTCAGGCTCTAATGAAAGAAGTGCTGAAGATTGGCAAAATGAAAACACAATGAAAGAATACGACCTCGATAGAGAAACAAGACGAGGCGATTATCATTATGGCGCATCTGGAAAAAACACCCCTGAAGGTAGCAAACTAAGAAAACTTTCTGCAGATGGTAAGGGTGGATTTAGCGTTGAGTACGGCGATGTAATTAAAGATGTACAAAATCAAACAGCTGGCGACTCAACACCAAAACCAAATCCTTCCGGACATTCTGCAGGCAAGCAGTGGAGTTCTACAGGTAAGTCTAAGGGCAGAAAAGGCACCTATGCTGATACACGTGCAGCTGTAGCTGGTGGGCACATTACCGAAGAAGACGCTATAGAAATTAGTCCAACATATGCTAAAAAGTATGCATCTAGAGCAGCAGGTAAAAAAGCAAACGCCTCAGGGTTTGATACGTCTTCAAAACCAGTTAAGTCTAGAAAGTCTGCTAGCACAAAAACTTCTGATGGCAGCTACTCAATAAATCCAGAACCAAGTTCAACAATGTTAAGTAACGAAGCAAACTATTTAGCGAGCAAAAGCCGTGGAAAAAGAGTTTAATAGCCCTTTAAATGTACCTAATGAGCCGGTAAAGCTACTTACTGGACGCAGTAGAGAGTTTAGAGACGCAATAACAAAAGCCGGGTGGCAGCCTTCTCTGCCTGGGATGGTGACTCAACTTATTCAATGGAACAGGTGGTCCCCATGAGTAGAGCAAAAGAGTTTACATACGTCCAACCCAAACTAATAACAGTGCGGGATTCTAGGTTTGGACTACGTAAGTTATACTTAAATGACAAAGAAAAGCCAAGTATCAAGAGTTATATGAATCCAGGTCGTGCATACCACGGAACCAGATAACACCTAAAACAACAAATTATGGGCTATCCTAGACTTTTAGGTAGCCACAAGGAAGGAACTAAATGCCAACGTTTTCAGCGGCCCGACTTGCAGGCCCAGTACAGCTCTCAACCACAGACTCTCAGGTAATCACGGCAGTGCCTTCTGGAGAAACTAGAGTGGTAAAACAACTTTTGTTTACAAACGTAACTGGCTCAGCAGTAACTGTAGACGCTAACTTAGTACCTAGCGGTGGTTCTGTGACCGCATCTAATAAAATTATAAGCGCCCTATCTGTTGGTGCAAACTCTAATATTATTTTCTCTGTTGATTTGCCTATGGCAGTTGGAGAAACTTTAACTGCAAAAGCCTCTGCAGTGACATCTGTTAACTTAGTAATTTCAGGGATTGTGATTTCATAATGCCAAGAAAAGGTGATGTTACTGTATACGGACCAACTGTCCTATCAAATAATGACGATGGCGACCGCAACATCTTTGTTTCTACAGGTGTGCCAGTAAACACTGTAGGTCAAGACGGAGATATCTGGCTTACATATACGAGTGCGTAGGTATAAATGTCACACGGGTACGTCAAAACACCAAGTGGCTGGCAAGCAGCATCTGCTTATTATGTAAAAGTTAATGGTGCTTGGAAAGTTGTTACTAATACTTATGTAAAACATAACGGTGTTTGGCGTCAATCTTTTCCAGCAGCTCCTCCCCCACCTCCACCTCCGCCTCCTCCTCCTCCTCCTACTCCTCCTACTCCTCCTCCTTCCGGCGGCGGCGGCGTAGTTTCTTGCGTAAGCATAGGATTTTATTACTGTAACGGTGCATCAATTGTTTCAGGCGGAGCTGTGTGCGGAACAGATAATGGTGTCCCATTTGGTGGGTGTACAACAGGCTCTTGTTGTTCTTATTGGCAAAACCTCTCAGGTAATCCAAGCAACTGGATTTGTGGTGCTTCAGGAAGTGTAAACCAACCTACCTGCGGTAGCGGCGGAGATGTGTGTCCACCAGCTACTACTACTGGAGGAACTTGTTATTGCACTTCTGCTGATATATCTAATCCTTGCAGCCCTTGCACAAGTACTTCTCAAACAGGAGCTTGTGGTAACAGATACACAGGTGCGACTTATTGCGGAGCTTCTTACGGATTTAGCTCAGGTCCTCAAGCAGATGCTACTTGTCCTTCTGGTTTTCGCAGGTACGATACTTATACTTTTGAAGTATCTTCTTGTAACTATAGCGTTGCAGACGTCTGCATTGCGCCACAAGGAGGTGGCTGTAGTCAAACTACTACAGGTGGAACTTGTTACTGTTCTGGTGCCGATATTTCAAATTCTTGTAGCCCTTGCACAAGTACATCACAGTCTGGACCTTGTGGTAATTACTACTCAGGAGCAAATGTTTCAGTAAACTCTTATTCTTGGAAATGCACAACTTCAGTTCAATGTGCTGGCACAGGAAATTGCGGTACCTCTGAATCTGCATCAGATGTTTCTGCAAGTGGTTCAGGTTATTCAACACAATGTATTTATAACAACACTGGAGCATATCCAGCATGTCAGTCTACAAACTGCGGCAGTAGTAGTCCACCGCCCCCACCACCACCTCCACCAGCACTTGACTGTGTTACCTGTGCACTAGGAACAACTCAAGTTTCGTGTCAAGTTTACAACCCAATTTCCGGAACGTTTGTTGCAGGAACACAGACAAGATGTATAACAAACATTGGTTGCCCAGATACGTATGGCCCTTGCGTTGCGTCTGGAGGCGGTACTCCGCCTCCCCCACCACCACCACCACCACCTCCTGCTTGCACATTTTTATATACTTACGGTGAGTACAGAGCATCTTGTGGGTCTACTGTAACTATTACAGTTACTTCTTGCGGTGAGTCATTTACTTGTCCAACTCCACCGCCAGCATTTCCACCACCACCGCCGCCACCTACTTGTACATGTAACTATGTAAATTACGGAACATATCTTTACGCACCTGAGTGCTGTGCTCCTGATTGCTGTCCAAATATTCAACTAGGCGGTGGCGGCAATCCACCACCTCCTCCTGACCCAGGTCCGCCTCCTCCTGACCCAGGTCCGCCTCCTCCTGACCCAGGTCCGCCTCCTCCTTCTCCTGACCCATTTATACTTCCACCAATCGGACCCATTAAATCTATTGGTGTAAACACTTTGTTAAGAACGCCAGATGGACTAATTGTTGCTGGAAGTGTTGAAGTAGGAGACGTGCTGCTTTCCGCAGATATTGAAGGGTTCCCTTATGAAGACCTTCCAGGCTCTACTTTGGCTGCAATAAATTGGTCTTCAAAGAACCCAGTGTTTACTACCGTGGAAACAACAGTTGTTAGTATTACTAGAAGAACCGCTTCTAGAGGTGTGGTAATAAACAACGATTTGTTCTCTGATACTCACTATGTTCTAGTTAAAAAAGGAGCTAAAGCTTTATTTGTTCTGTCTACAGAAGTGTCTATTAGTGACAAGGTTTATAATTACCAAACCAGTAGTTGGGAAGACATAAAGTATCTTAAGACTGGTGAAATACCTCACGAAGTTGTTTCAATAGACTGTGAACCGTATGACGTGTTTTATACTGAACATCTATTGGTGCATGATTCTGTAAGCCTTTAGGAGACTTAACAATTACAACTACTATATCTCCAATAACAATTGACGGCCACTCTATGATGAACTTGTCTCAATACCCTACAGAGCTAGGTGACTCTTGGATTCACGCGTGTTTTGTAAACTCTGAATTTATTAAAATATCTATAGGACTTTACAAGAACACCACATATCCAACGGGAACCATTATATTTTCTCAGTTTACTCCTAACCAATACCCAGATATGTACACAATACAAGCACCTGACCAACGGGGTTCTTATACAGAGCTTAACAAAACTGTAGAGTCAAATAGAATGTATACAAATCCAATATACAGACGACGCGGGTATTGGAAGTTTTTAGCTAGTGTGCTGCGTTCAGTATTCTATAACAATGCTGGGGGCATTCTTTTAGAGGGAACTAGAAACCGAAGTCCTATAACTAATAGGCTGTATGGAACATTGACTAAATTAATGAACCACAACAACCCTAACAGCCCAATACTTGGGGGTAGGGTTTCTATGCCTGAACAAGAGCCTCCTAGAGACCCAGCATCTCCTGTGATATGGTTTGGTCAAAGAATTGGGGGGTTTAATGGGTAACCTAGAGGAAGTCCTGTTAAATAGAGAACTACAACCTTTTAAAGTATTTACTGGGGCCTCTGACCCTAAAAACATATTAGAAGAGGTAATAAACAAAGTGTACCCACCAGATGAGGTATACAAATTTAACAGCGGTATAAAGGCCGATTTTCTAGGGCATATTCCTGTAGAAAACCCAGATTCAAAAAACTACTTTGGCGCCTACAATAGAAACATCAACAAGGCTTTACAGGTAATTAAAGGTCTACTTATTGATGCCCTATCTTACTATGATTTAAGTAGCAAAGCTGGTTACTACCTTTCATCAGATTACTCAGACAGTGTAAGAACTGACGTCTGGTATGACATGGGTGGGGTAAGCGTACCTTGTTTCTCTGGCGTTTATTTTATTGAGTCTTCTGAAGAGTCTACTACCTCTGTTAATGGAGATAAATACCCCACTCCTAAAGGAACTATCCTTTTATTTGAAGCTGGAAAACGAATTGTATATGGGGAAGAAAGCATAAAAATTTTGACGTTTAGCATAGCCCCCATACCTTTATTAGAAAAACAATATCCTCAAAAATGGCTACCACTTTTATAATCATAGTATAGAATTGTTGTATTACAGTATAGGAGAAAAACATGGACCAGTTACCAGAAGGCTCTAAACGAGTAGGGTTTGTCTTAGATGGAGAAGTTGTAGACTTTATCGGAACCCCGCCTAGACTTGGCTCTATCTTGCTAAATAATCCAACTATTGTAGATTTAACTAATAACCCTGAAGTGGGTGTTGGATGTAGACACGAAGATGGTGAGTTTGATTGCTCCCCCCCAACAGAGGACGAAGTTAAAAAGAGAACTGTAAAGCCTTGGGATTTACTAAACAAAGCAAATTACACTGATGACGAAACCGCTAAAAATAGACTAGATATTTGTTTGGGTTGTGAACATTTAATTCAACTTACCAAAACATGCAAAAAATGTGGGTGTTTTATGCAAGCAAAAACAAAATTAAAAGAGGCTTCTTGTCCTATCGGTAAGTGGTAGAAAATGTGGCAAAAATATACGTTTCAATTGCCTCTTACAGAGACCCATTAGTTCAATCTACTATTGACAACCTCTTCATTACCTCATCGGGGTCACATGTTATTAATGTAGGCGTGTTTGTTCAAGAATTTAGCACAGACCCTATTTCTATAACTAATACCTATGGGGGAAAAGTAAATTACGAGTCTAAACTTCCAGGGTGTGTGTTTAGCGTAAGTAAATGCAGAAGTTTAGCAAATAAATGGCTAGATGAAAGCTACGACTATGTTTTACAAATAGATGCTCACAGCAGATTTGAAAACAATTGGGATGACATCCTTGTAAAGGAACACAAAAAAACGGAACAACGTACCGACTCTAACGTATTATTTAGCACCTATCTTCCAGGATGGACTCCGTTTTTAAAAGAGTTGTTGTTTTCCTATGACGCTAGTGTTATCTCAAACGTAAACTACAATAACAAAGTTGCTAAAAAATCTCTTTTTGATACTTACGAATTAGTCCCTTATCTTGAAGTACAAATGCGAGATAACTATTTGTCAACTAAAAATTGGTATACCTGTGGGCACTTTATATTCGGACCAGCAAAATACTTTTTAGATGTGGTTCAGCCAAGTTGGATATTGTTTTGGGGAGAAGAGCTTTATCATAGCTTAATGGCTTTTACAAACGGATGGGATGTCTATGTCCCTTACAATTTACCAGTTAGGCACATGTACCCTCAAGATGTAAAAAACGACATGGTTTTAAATAAATTATGGGACGACTTTCAACTAGAGTGGGAGTTGAACAAAATGCCCTCTACTGATTTAGTAATCGATAACATACTAAATAAACTTACGGGTAAAGAGCATTTTGGAACAACTCGTTCGGTTGATGAGCTTTATTCATATTTAGGGTATGATATTGGTAAATTATTAGATTCTTGGAGAGAGGAATACAGACTTGAGTACAACAGACAAATACATTAAGTTTTTTCATACTCAGCCTATTGGTAAAAGAATGTTAATAGAGCAGGCTCCAGTAGACCGAGAGTGGATGGACCAAACAGCTCAAGGATACGCGTATAGATGTTTACCTATGACATACGCCAGTAGACATGGTTGGTGCATACGCTTACTAGAAGACGTAGAAGTTATGTGGGATGGTGGCTCCGCAGCTAGTGGAACTAATATATTAAAAGGTAGGGAACAAAACGGTGTTAGATTTGCTGATAACGGAACTGGTAACGGAGTAGTAACGTTTCATTTAAATGCTATACCCAGAACATCTAAGGATTGGAACTTGTGGATTATGGGAGCACCTAATTTAGTAATTCCTGGAGCTTCTCCATTAAGTGGCGTTATAGAGTCAGATTGGATGTTCTCCGCACCAACCGCTAATTGGAAGTTAACTCATGCTAATAAACTAGTAGTGTTTAAAAAAGGCGACCCTGTGTTCTTTTTTATACCTATACATAAAACAGAACTAGAAGAGTTTACGTTAGAGCATAGTTCTGTGGAATACGGAACAGAAATGGACAAACATAATAGAGACTTTTCTGAATGGAGAAACCTTACAGACCAAGCAAGAATGGGTACTTTTGGAAAGATGTACTTAAGAGGTCAACGTCCAGATGGAACTAAGCCTGAGTGGGAGCACAACCACAAAACTAAACTTAAACTTAATGAACCAGATACTAATATTTAGTAATAAACTAACGGCTTAACTACAATATTTAAACGCTTACGCATAAGTCGTCTTTCACGTTCAACAGTGCCAGCCCAAAAACCTTGAACAGCGTTTTCTAACGCATACTGTAAACAAGGTGTTTGGAACTGACAACTATTGCATATCTTATTTAGTACAGGTTTTAACTCTATAGTTTCAGCACCAGTTTCTGGGAAGAACATGTCTCCGTTTACAGTAGCGCAGGGTTGCGTACCGTCAAAACCTGGTGCTTTAACCATGTATTACTCCTTATTGTTTTTGATATTAAATATTGCTGGATATTCAAGCAAAAATTGCTTAAACCGTTCTCCTTCCAAATATGTCCAAGAAGACCAGTCTTCTCCTCCTCGGGTCATATGAAACGCTATCTGAGCGTTTTTTACTGGGTTAAACAAATCAGAGTTAGTCAATAGAGAGAACTTTTCTCTCCTGTCCTCACCGAGGCTTCCTAACATGTTGATTTGAAAAATGCCATAAGAGTTGTCCCCAGTATTAGCATTTTTATTGTGAGCTAAAGGTCGTCCGTTGGATTCCTTTTTAGCTACGGCCCACGCTGTCTTAAGCGCAGACCCTTTAAATCCGACAAGAGTTAGAAGTTCTTTTAACTCCGTGTCCGTGAGTGAGGTCTTATCTGAGTAATCATTTAATGTAACTACTTGGACAGAACCCATATCTTTTGCATCTTCAAGTCCTGTTGCGGCTTGAGATGAGCCAGTTGCGTTTACTGTCATCACGACTACGAGTACCATGGACATTGCCATGGCTCCTAGTCCTTTTGACTCTGGCGCTATGTTCTTAAACAAAAGCATTTGATTTCCTCCTTAGTACAAGGAAACACTGAGTTACGTATATATGTCAAGTTGAATAGGGTGACAAAGGTGTGTTTTTATGACAAACTTTTTTCTACACTGCGTATAACGCTCTTTAGACAGGAAACATTTTGATGACAGTTTTACAGTGGGCTCAAACATTAGCTAGTTTTGCTACGTTTGCACTATTTACAATTACAGTAACTAATTGGTTATTGAAGAGTTGGTTAAAAGGGTATTTGTCCGAATTGAAACCAAATGGTGGAAGCTCAATGAAAGACCAGTTAAATCAAATTAGTAGAGATGTAACAGAGCAAAAAATTTCAATGGCACGCTTAGAAGGTCGGTTTACGCAACATATCGAAGAATCTTCAAACTAGTTGGGCTTGACATTAAGTTCTAAATCAGGCAGACTAATTGTGCAGGCACTACCTAGTTGTGCCTCGAAAGGTAGAGAAATAAATGAATAAAGCAATGTTGGCCTCATGGGCCCGTTCTTTCATGGCTGCTGCTGTTTCTGCATTTGTTGCCACAGGTGGAGATGTATTCAGCCTTGACCTCGAAGGAGTAAAAGCTATCCTCACCGCAGGTGTTGTAGCAATTCTCCCAGTACTACTTCGTTACCTAAACCCTTCCGATACAGCATTCGGCACAGGAGCCAAGTAAAAACATGAAATGTGTAAACTGCCCAAATAATGCTGAGTTCACTCTGGCTGACAAAGGTGCTAACCCAATAAGTTACTGCCCGCTCTGTCTTCCACCACACCTACAGGTGAGGGCATTATCTGGGCAGTTACCACTAAATGGAACTGCTAAACCCGGAAACGTTACAGTTGTGGAAGAGCCAAAGAAAACAACTAAAAAAGCAGCAAGTAAACCTCCAACTACAGAAGTTACTGTAGAATCTACTGAGGAGCCAACAGAAGAGGAAACATGAAAATAACACGGGTAAAAGCTGTTCAAGCCCATCCCGTGCCAGAAAAGGCTTATCAAGCTAAAGGACCTTTTCCAGACCACCTCTTTAGAGAATCAAAGATAGTATTTGATTACGAACCAGAAGATGACGAAAATGGAAATAATCTTCCTTTAGGAGCTACGGCTCAAAATAATTTTAAACCACCTAAGTATCTTAGATGCAAAGCCTGTCATGCTAGAGTTACAGAAGAAGAAGCTGTTTTGCATGAATGTGAGAATTAATGGCTAAGAAAAAACCTACTATCCCGTCTTGGGAAGAGATGTCTGCTGGTTACACCGCAAACTTTATTGACGAACTTTTAAAAGACCCTAAAGAAAATGACCCAGAGTTTCAAGTCATTGACGGTGGGCCCTCTATGAGAACCACTACAACAAGTAACCCATCCAAGCCAAGAACTTTAAAAGCTGGGTACGATTTTAAGACCAACACAATGACCGTTGTATTTAGGGACGGTACTTGGTGGGACTACCGAGGAGTTCCTGAAGATGTCTGGTATGACTTTGTTAATGCTCCTTCTAAAGGAGTATTTTTAAGAGAGTCTGGGTTAGACGGATGGGGAGACATGGGGCCTTCAGATGTAACCCGTATGCCAAAACACCGTAGGGAACAGATGAACGACATTTCAGAGTTTTCAGAATATATGTACGGGTCTAAACCTAAAATACCTACTTTGGATGATTACCTATTTGGAAAACAGGAGTAGATGAAAACATTCGGACCACTATACGTAGATGTAATTCAGTACTACCACCGTAGAGCCCTACCAATAGTAGAAAAAGGCTGGACTCAAGAAACTGACTTCCCCTACAGGAAAAGCAAAGTTTGTTTAGTTTTTAGAGCCCCGTTTACTAAACCAGGTTTAGTAATAGGTTTATGGAATAAAAACACAAAGGTAATCTTTGAAGAGGACGCGGACCTTCTTTTGGCAAACGCTCTTGGAGCCCGTAATATGGGCCTCTCTACAGAGGAGATAGACGAATGGTAATTAGACGAAATAAGAACTGGAACAAGCCCTTTTCTGAAAAAGTAGCCAAACGAGTATCCAAGATACCTTCTGGAGAGCTTTTGATTTGGTCAGACCAGATTCTCTATGAGTTAAGTCGTTGTCTTTCGGTTTACGAAAAGAACCGAGACCAAGTTTATTTAGACGAAGCACTTACTGGAGCTGAAGCTATCCATGCAGTCGTTGACGAGTTGCACAAAAGATTATCTCGCATTGAGTAACTACATTTGTATGATAAAATTATATCCGCCAACTCTCTCCTTCTCTCCCGTGTGGCAGCGGCAGCCCTGGACTTTAAACCCAGGGCTTTCCGTCTTTAAAGGAGGTACAAATGTTTGAAGAAAAGCTTGACCTTGACGAGTTCTTTGAAGAAGAAGAAGACTTCGAAGAAATTGATGAGGACGACCTTGAACCCGCTGAAGAAGACGACGGGTTAGATGAGCTGTCTCGAGAGTTTGTTGACAAACTAGTAGACAAGATGATGGTGTTCTTAGTAGCACTTGTTGGCTACGAACTGCATCCGTATCAAGCACCGCTTGCACGAAGAATTATGGAATCTGTAATTATTAATGACGGTGAAGAAATCACTGCTCTTGCTGCACGTCAGTCAGGTAAATCAGAAACTATTGCAAATACCGTAGCTACACTCATGGTTATTCTTCCAAGACTTGCACGTATGTATCCAGATTTATTAGGTAAGTTTAAAGACGGTATATGGGTAGGGTTGTTTGCTCCGGTAGAAGGTCAGGCAGAAACACTATTTAGTAGAACTATTAACAGACTTACTAGTGACCATGCACTTAGCGTACTAGGTGACCCAGAGATTGATGATGAGGCTAAAAAAGTTGCTGGAGTTACTAAACAAATTAAATTAAAGAATTCTGGCTCATCTGTAATGATGATGACAGCCAACCCTCGTGCAAAAATTGAATCTAAGTCTTTTCATTTGATTGTTATTGATGAGTGCCAAGAAGCAGATGATTTTGTAGTTTCTAAATCTATCTCCCCTATGTTGGCGTATTACGCTGGAACTATGGTTAAAACAGGCACCCCAACAACACACAAAAATAACTTTTATCGTTCTATACAGTTAAACAAGCGTCGTCAAACTTCTAGAGGAAATAAACAAAACCACTATCAATGGGACTGGAAAGACGTAGCTAAATACAACGACAACTATCAGAAGTTTATTAAGAAAGAAATATTACGTGTTGGTGAGGACTCCGATGAGTTCCAAATGTCTTACAACTGCAAGTGGCTTCTAGAACGAGGAATGTTTGTAACCTCTACGGTAATGGATGAACTTGGGGACACGTCTCAAGAAATTGTTAAAGCTTGGCATAGAACCCCAGTTGTAGTTGGAATCGACCCAGCTAGAAAAGTTGACTCCACAGTTGTTACAGTTGTTTGGGTTGATTGGGATAGGCCAGATGAATTTGGTTACTTTGACCATAGAATTTTAAACTGGTTAGAAATCCAAAGTGAAGACTGGGAAGACCAGTACTTTCAAATAGTTAACTTCTTAGGTAGCTATGACGTGCTAGCTGTCGGGGTTGACTCGGGAGGTGTGGGTGACGCGGTTGCTCAAAGATTAAAATTGCTATTACCTAGAGCTGAGGTATACCCAATTGGAAGCAGTCAACCTGAGCAATCTAAACGTTGGAAACACCTTAAAACTCTAATTGATAGGCGCCTTATTGGATGGCCAGCCCATGCTAAGACCAGAAGACTTAGAACTTGGAAAAGGTTTTACCAACAGATGACAGACCTAGAAACTAAATTCACTGGGCCTAACTTTTTAGCTCATGCCCCAGAAGAAGCCCATGCCCACGACGACTATGCTGATAGTTTGGCTATTGCCTGCTCTCTAACCATGGACCTTACAATGCCTCAGGTTGAGGTCTCGTCGTCACCATTTTTCAGATAGATTTGACTTTATCCTGAAAAATTAACGTTTTAATAAGACACTTGTACTGAGGCCTCAACCTTTTAAAGGAGTAATAAACATGGCAATTGCCCCAACACCACAAGTTCCAGAACGCTCTGGAAACACTTACGACCGTAAGATGGCTTCCGCTGTCCCAGGACAACGCGGACCTCTACGCTTTCAAGAAGGTATCGGAACCGATACCGATGTTCCACAAGAATTTGGAAAGGGTGCTGCACAAGGTTACACACCAGCAGCAGGCCGTCCAAATCGTAATGCACCTGTTCACACCAAGCCAGCTGAAGAAACTATGCGCGAGCGTGCTCACGTAGGTTCAGCTTCTTGGATTGAAGCAACAGATTTTCTTCAAGAGTTTTCAAATGGTTCTTTTCAAGATTATGCAGAACCAACAATTGAAGAAGTTACACGTAACGGCGCTCGCCAATCACGTGTAAGCCCAGCAGTAGTTCAGGACTAATTAAGTTTCCTGCCCCCTTCCAGCGTCCCACCATGCTGAGGGGGCAGGATTCCCTGCATTGAGGATAATAAATGTTAATCAAAGGTAAAGAAGTTCAAGAGGGTCCTAAACAACTCCCTGCTAACCCTAGACTTTGGAACATGATTACCACACAGGCAAAAACTAGATTTTCAAAACAATCCCCAGCATCAGCTCACTGGGTTCATTCTCGATATGTTCAAATGGGTGGAAAGTTTGTAGATTCTAAAAAAGATATTGACCCTAAGAATAGGGACGTAGCACAAGAAAAAACAGACAAAATTGAAGCTTCTAAAAAGAAGAAGGTTACCAAGTCTATTAAGAAGTCAGTAACCAAAGATGTAAACAAGCCAGTAAATCGGCCAATAGCAAGATAGGTGGTTCCGCAAGTTAGCAAACTAATGCTAAACTACGGTAGTTAAATATTTGAATGAGAGGATTTTAGGTGAGCATAGATTTTTCACCCCCTAGTTATAGGGCCGCCTCATCTGACTTAACCATATCCATATCCCCTTTGGGATTAGTAGAACTTGCTGATGAAGAGTTTGAAGTTCATGGTCCGCGTTTAAATCGGTATTCTCTTAACTGGGCGATGTACCTAGGTCACCATACATCTTTCCGCCGCCAACAGGGCGAACCTCAAATGGTATTCAATTACTATCGAGCAATTACAGATTTTATTATTAACTTTACTTTTAGCAAGGGTGTTCAATTTAGAAGCCCTAAAGCAACAGAGGCTATTGTTCCTGATTTGCTTGAGCGCGTATGGGAAGTAGATAACAACAAAGCAACCGTACTTTGGGAGATTGGTCAACAAGGTTCTGTATCTGGAGACTGTTTTGTTAAAGTAGCATACGAAGAAGCATGGGTAGACCCAGCCGGTATGCAGCACCCAGGACGTGTACGTGTATTACCTCTAAACTCTTCTTTCTGTTTCCCAGAGTTTCACCCGCATGACCGCAACCGTTTGATTCGGTTTAAACTCAAGTATCGTTTCTGGGGCACATCTCTAGAAGGTACACGACAGGTTTATACCTATACAGAAATATTAACTGACGACGTTATCGAAGAGTATATTAATGATGAGCTTATTGACTCTCGTCCAAACCCACTTGGAACTATTCCTGTAGTACACATGCCTAACATTAGAATTTCAGGTTCTCCTTGGGGACTATCTGACTGTAATGAAATGATTTCTTTAAACCGTGCCTACAATGAAACTGCAACAGACATTGCAGACATTATTAATTATCACGCTGCTCCTGTAACAGTAATTATTGGAGCTAAAGCATCCCAGCTTGAAAAGGGTGCTAATAAAGTGTGGGGTGGACTACCAAAAGACGCAAGGGTAGAAAACCTAGAAGGTGGCGGACAAGGCCTTAAAGGCGCTATGGATTACATGACTATGTTAAAGCGTGCTATGCACGAAATGACTGGTGTTCCAGAAACTGCTCTAGGTCA